GTATTTCAGAATGCGTGATGGAGGACATAGCTCGCCGAGTTGCCAACCCATTCGAGTACGTTATGGTTTTGCAGGGCATAGGCTTCGGACGCGTGTTTTCGGAGAAGAAGGCGGCTGTCCGGATTTGGAACAAAGTCCATCCAGATCGAAGGCTCCCGCTGCCAAGGAGGGGAGCGCAATGAGGTACACTTGCGAAGACGTCGTTGTCGGCGGCTTGTGGCTTTTGAGCTTTATCACGCTGGCCGTCTTGGCTGGCCTGCGGCTAGCGAGTTAAGGAGGTGACAATGAGGCTTCAACCTAATTGCTCAGAGCTGGTTTTCTGGCTTGATGAGCTTGATAAGATGGGCGTTGACCCGGTTGAGATCCTTCTAGCCGCGGCTGATGGGTTTCCGCTTTTGAAAAATGAGAACTCCGAAGACGAGCTTGAGTTCTGGGTCTTTTCGACGATGGAAGAAAAAGAACGAGCAGAACAGATCCTAGCTCAGACTGGATCTTGGGAGGAGTTCTGGGACCAGCTTTGTAAAGGAAAAATATATGCTGCTCGACTGTGGCTCCGGGATCGCCGGGCCATCTTTTACCATCAGCACTCTCAACCTCAGGGCTATCCCGTCATCAGGTGGCTGGAAGAGAAACTCGGCATCGAAGTGCAGTCCTATGATGGAGGGCATACTGATCACTATGAGGAATGGAAGAGAAATCATGCCACAGTTTGATGTGATCCATCTGGAAGTTTCAGGACGGTGCCAGCTTAACTGTCCTTGCTGCTATTCTAAAAGTGGAACTGAGCTTGCCGTCGGTGAATGGCTGGCACTAGTGAAAAAGCTTTCGCCTCTTACGAAGCAATTCACTTCGGGAGGCGGCGAGCCTTTACTCTATGATGATCTTGGAAACATCATCGAGACGATTCATCGGCTTGGCCTGCCTGTGAGCCTCACCACGAACGGCCTCCTTTTGGGCACTAAGCGCAACCTGGTTTCCGCCTTGGACGCCGTGTCGGTTTCGTACCATGGTGATCTGGAAGTGCTCCGGGAAGGCCTGGCTTTACTCGAGCGGACGGGTGTCCAGCGCATGGTGAACTTCATCATGCTGGACCGGGACAAGTCGAGCTTTGGGGCGGTCCTGGAAGCCTGCAAGACCTTCGAGGCCGCGCTCGTCTTGCTTGCGCCCAAGCACACAGCGGATTACGACAAGGCCTGGTTCCTCGCGCGGGCCATCGCGGCTCCGGGCGTCCAAGTCGGTTTGGACGGGCTGGCTGTGGGACGTTGCACGGCGGGAAGCAGGTTCTTCACCGTGGCGAGCGATGGAAGCTTTATGCAATGCTCGTTCGTGAGGGAGCCTTGGGCGATAGGTGAGCCGGTTAAGACCTTCGGATGCCTAAGGAGGTGAGTGATGAGGTGGGGCTCCCAGCTGAAAGTCCCATTTGAGCCTGGTGAGCTTGTGCAGGTATTCTTGTTTCGGGAATCTGCCGTTGGCCTCTGCGAACCTGTGATTGGAGAAGTCATGCAAGTTGGGGAGGACTTCATTCGCATTCGCTGGGGAAGTCATGACGAGCAAGAACACCATCTCATGCCGTGGTGGAGCGGGCCTGCGCTTGTCAGACCAGCCATCCGCGGTTATCCTTATGAGCGGAAGCTGTCGAGCTCTGCGTGGTTATTGTTCTGGATTTTGTATTTGCCTTATCGACTGAGGAGGAGGCTGTGCAGGTCGCGCCGATGACAGAAAAGGAATTCCTGCAACAAGTACGGGATTTAGCGGACCTTTGTGGTTGGCTAGTTTACCATACATTCGATGCGAGGCGGTCGCCGGAAGGCTTTCCTGATCTCGTCTTAGTTCGCGGCGACAAAGTTATTTTCGCGGAACTAAAGAGCGAGAAGGGAAGGGTGAGACCCGAGCAACGGATGTGGTTGGATGCTTTGGACAAGGTGCGGACAGCGGAGGCTTGCCTGTGGAGGCCAAGCGATTGGGACAAGATTGTGGGGGTTTTGCGGTGAGAAAGGAGGTTGTGCGATGGGCATTCTGTTGATAGTGGCGGTTCCTTTTGCGCTGGCGGCGATGTATGCGCTATGGCAAAGGGCACGATGGTACGGGGTGTCCTCTTTGGTAGTTGGTCTTTTAGTTGCCCTTGGCATCCTTTTCGTGGCTGTTCTGTTCACTTTGGGAGTGTGTCGCCTCGAGACCAACGGAGAAGTGAGAGAATTCCTGGCATTGAAAGCCACCGTTGAAGCGGCGAGGCGAAACGAACACATCTCCGAGCTGGAACTGGCCGCGTTACAGCAAAAGATCATAGAAGCGAATAAGTGGCTGGCATCCACGCAGTACTATCGGCGTCTGTTCTGGACCAACGTTTTCTATCCGCCTGTCGTGCTTGAGCTGGAGCCGATCAGATGACTCCTATGTGGAGGTATAATAGGCTGAGATGGCCTGGGTTAAATACGCAGCGCAGGTTGAGATAGCCCGCCAGCGGTACATAGAGGATCCGCGGAAGCCCACGATCCGAGAGCTGGCGGATGAGCTCGGCGTGCCAGTCGAGTCGCTCTACAAGTATTCGGCAAAAGAGAAATGGCGGGAGAAGAGGCGCCAGCACACGGAAAAGATGCTGGCAGAGACTCGCAAGCAACTGAGACAAGAAACGGAGCAAGTCATAGCCCGGAGCGAGGATTCGCGGGAAAAGTCGCGGGAAATTTTGAAATTCCTCCGCGACGGACTGACGAAAGCCTGGCAGGTCGCGCTTGCTCACATGGTCATGCCCAAGAACGCCAGTCCTGAGGAAAAGGCAGCCATCCTTCGCAGGTGGGAGGAGCTTTCTCCGAACGAGCTCTTGCGGTTCATCCACCAGGCCCCGAAGGCGCTGACCGACATCATCAAGGCGCTGGAGCTCTTGGAAGGAGGGCCGACTGAGAGGTCGGAAAGTACGTTCTGGATCGAGGGAGAGGTGAGGGAGCGGCTGACTGACAAGGAATTTCTCAAGATGGTTGAGGAGTTTGCCAGATTGCGCAAGCTGAAAGAGGGGTTGTCGTGAGCAAGGTGGAAAGGAGAGAGGAGGACAGATGCGGGTATTCTATGCTTTGCAGGTTGAAGACATCGGGTTCTGTTGTTGTGAGATGGCAGATGCTTACAGAGAGGGCGTCATTACGTTCGGAGGCGAAGGAGAGTACATTGATGGCTCTCCGAGACTCGCCATAGGCATGAAGGTGGCCGATATGCTGGGCGGAGAGTTCCAAGGCTGGCGCTTTATTCCGATTGACTACTGTCCATGGTGCGGGCGCAAGATTGAGTTGATTCGGGCTCCTTTTGATGTAGCGAGAGGAGAGAGAGGAGGAGAGGCATGTCGAGGGATATGATGTTGTGCTTCGTTCTGTTCGGTATCGGGACGTTCAATCTCTTCTTGGCTGTATCGGGATCGAGGCACCTCAAGTGGGTGCGATGGATTGCGTGGCCCATCGCAGGCGTATGCTGGCTTTATGCTTTGCTCCTAAGTGGGTGAGGAGCGACTGCGGGGAGGTGGCGGATGCTGGTCAAAGTCCGGACCGCTTATGGGACGTTCTGGAAACAGATCGATCTCGCGGAACTGATCCGCGAAGTGGATTCTTACCGAGGCAAGCCAAATCCAGAAATAGTGAAAAAGCTGGCGGAGAAGTACGGCGATACTGAGGAGTATGTGTGGAGCTTGTTCCGGACCCGACGTTTCAGGAAAGGCAAGAAGTGGAAGGAGCTCCGGGATCGAGCCAGGAAGGCTTTGTTATGTCGCAAGAGAGACGAAAAGAATATATGGCTCAAGGAGGAGATCGAACTCTTGCAAGCCAACTGGCAGCGCATGACCGATAAGGAGCTGGCTCGAGCGATAAGTGATTTGCCTTGTAACCGAGCACGAGGGAAGGTGAGGAATCGAAACGCGGTAGCTAAGAAGCGGTGCGATTTGGGATTGAGGAAGAGGAGGTAGGGAAGGATGAACTTCCTGTTGTGGACACGAAAAGAATGGGAAGAGTATCCCGAGAACATCCGCCCTGAAGCCGAGGATGTAATCCGTGACCTCTGCAACTTCCTGATTTGTGCCCTGTATAGGCCGGATGCGGCATCGATCTTCAAGGTGGACGAAAGCCGGGTGAAACAATTCCCAGGCTTGGAGGATGCGGCTGTTAACTGGGGCGATCTAACGTGCACGCACGTTGAACAGCGAGGGGCCGTGTACGTAGCCTATGTTGAGGAAGCTTCACCTGATAGAGCGGACGCCTTGCGGGGCTACCTTGAGACGTGGCTGCAAGAGTGGGGATGGCCTGTGGCGGTCAAGACAGAATGGTAAAGAGGACGATGGAAAAGAAGAAGTCACTTGACCGAGCGATCGATGAAGACAAGGAAGAGACTAACCGGAAACCCACTTCACGCGAGTGGGTCAAATGGGCCGGGTACGATTGCGGAGAGTGAGAATGGGAATTCTTACTGTTGACCATCCTGCGCTGGATCTTGTGGATCCAGCCAGCTGGATTCGCAAAGTGACCGGTTCCCGACCATGGTCACGCCAAGAGGAGATTCTAAGAGAGTTATTCCGTTCCCGCCGTCTTGTAGTCAGGTCTGCGAACGCCGTTGGCAAATCGTGGACGGCTGCGCAAGCGGTCGTTTTGTTCGCCACCCACTTCCGGCCCGCGGTCGTGGTCACTACCGCGCCCACGTTCAGACAAGTTCGTGACATCATCTGGCGGGAGATCCGGAAGACCTGGCGGGCAGCGCTTAACCGGGGCTACAGGCTCGGGGAAGAGCCGCTCCAGACCACGTGGCGACCTGACCCTAACGTGCTTGTTACTGGAATCGCGGTTCCCGATTGGGCGACTGCGAACTTGCAAGGGCTGCATGCTGAGCATGTTCTGGTTGTGGTTGACGAGGCTCAAGGGCTTTCGTGGGACGTGTGGACTGCATTGCAGACCCTTCTCCGAGGGCAGTTCTCCTACCTTCTCATGATTGGAAACCCCACGGTCCCGGAGGGGCCTTTCTACGAGGCGTTCCGCGATTCACGATTTTCCAAGATGAGCATCTCCGCTTTGGAGTGCCCCAATGTGGTGGAGGGAAAGATAGCGGTCCCCGGCCTTGTGACCAAAGAAGACGTGGAGGAGATCAGACAGAGATACGGCGAGGACTCCTGGGAATGGAAGGTGTGGGTCCTGGGCGAATTCGCAGAACGGAGTGAAGATGTCTTAGTTGCGCTGTCCTGGGTGGAAAAGGCGGGACTGAGGAGCGAGCCCGGAGAAGGGAGAGTGGAAGTGGGCGCAGACATAGCCCGTTATGGTGGCGATCACACCGTGTTCGTGGCGCGCAAGGGAGGCTGCGCGTTCGCGCTGCAAGAGTGTCCGCCGGGAAGCACGATGGAGACAGCGGGCCGTTTGATAGCTTTCGCGCGCAAGGCCAAAGCCGAGTTGATCAAGGTTGACGTCACCGGAGTCGGCGCAGGAGTAATGGATCGGTTGAAGGAGCAAGGCTATCCCGTCGTGGGAGTGGAGTTCGGGGGAAGGCCGATAGAAAGGGAGCGGTTCGAAAACAAGTCGGCGGAGATGTGGTGGAACTTGGCCGAGATGCTGCAAAAGGGAGAGGCTTGGGGTCCGGTGTTCAAGGATCGGAACGTGGTGCGAGATCTGACTGGCCGAAAGTACAGCTACACATCAGCCGGGAGAATCAAGTTGGAGTCAAAAGAGCAAATGAGGAAGAGAGGTGTCCCTTCGTCAGATTGGGGCGACGCGGTGGCGCTGGCCTACGCGGCGGTGGAGCGGCCGAGGGAGGAGGTACCTTTGCCGATCGGGATTGAGAGACGCAGTATGTGGAAAAGGAGGTGAACAAAATGAGATACGAGGAGGGAAGAATGGGCAAGTTTTTCGCAGAAGTGCGAGAGTTAAGTGAAGCTCAGGCTGTAGAACTTCTGAGAGAAGCGCTGAGTTGCCTCCAAGAATTGGTCCAGGCGCGGCCTCGAATACGATATACGCGATTGCTAGACATAGCGATAGATCAAATGCTTGAGAAGACTTCCTTTCCTAAAGAATACGTCAAAGCAGCTGTAGCGTTCGCGTTACTCCAACTCATCGCGGAAGGCTACGTGACTCTCCAGCATCGTTTTGTATCTCTTCCAGATCCGACGGGAGCTTCGAGAGATGCTCAGTAGTGAAGAGATCAGGCGATGCGGTGGCGTTCGGGCCGCCCTGGAGGTTAGGCGAGCATGCCGGAAGTTGACCACGCTGTTCGGGTGGCGAGAAGATCCTCCATCGCCGCTATTTCATGCCGTCAATGGCGAACTCGGGCTTTTCGTGTGGGACGGATCTGGTTACAAGTTCGAGTGCTACGTTATCGATGATGCAGGTGGTAGTGATGACGAAGCCGGGAACAGCTAAGATCCGCTTTCTCGTGAGGAGGGGCAATTACGAGATCGTAGATCGGGCTCATGTCGAGCCGATCCTTAAGCACTTGGAAGGAGGCGAGATCGCTCACGAAACTTCTTCCGCTGCCTTAAACGCGTCGCTATCGTGGGAAGTTTTTCCGAAGGCCGACGTTTTCATGTCCCATGGCTTGGCGGACAAGAATTGGCGGAACGCGGACAAGATGTCGGGCTATGGCCACGTTCTGGTCTCGGGCCCGGCATGGAAAGAGAAGCTCATGGGCCAAGGCATGTCGCCGGATGCGATCTCGGTGATAGGATACCCTTTTCTCGACCCTGTTTGGGATCTTGAAAGGCCGCGGGAGTTCCTGGTCTGGGCCCCGACTCACAAAGCAACCTCCGAAGTTACCACAGAGGGCAGGTTCTCAGAGGCACTGCTGAACCGGTTAAGGAAAGAATTCCCTTTGGAAATCGTCTCCCACCCTGTCGGTTCCAAGCGGCTGTTCAGGGACATCTTGCCCCAGGCAGCGGTCGTGATAGCAGATGCTGGCTCCACGCTTTACGAGGCCTGGGCCTTTGGCATTCCGGTCGTTTTCCCGGACTGGCTCGTCAAGGAAGCTGTCCTGAAAAAGTGGCCTGGCTCATTCGAGGCTATGATCTACGAGCGAGGCTTGGGATGGCACGCCAACTCAGAGGAGGAGCTGATCGACCTGGTCAGGGGAGTTTGGGAAACGGGCGAGCTAGGAACTGGCGTGGAGGAGTTCATGGAGAGTGTACTTCCATCGGAGTTCCGGGGCCGCTCAGGCGAGGTCGCGGCTAAGGAACTGACGCGGTTGCGGGACCGAAAGGCGGGATAAAGAAATGAAGGTCCTGGTGATCGGGTGCGGAGGGATAGGAAGCGCGGTAGTGAAAGAGCTTGCAAGCAGGGGAGATAAGGTCGTCACGACCTACAATGCGAATGCACCGCAAGCGATCGAATTGGAAAAGTTTCATGGAGCAAAGGTTTTCTGGTGCGATTTCAGCGATCCGGTTCAAACGGACATTCTCCTTGCTTCGTTCGAGGATCCAGTGGAGCCTTTCGAAGCGGCTATCTGGACAGCTGGGGTGGTGTACCCTGGCAAACTCGAGGAGGTGAGCAAGGAACAAGCGCTTAGAACTTTCTCGATCAATTTTTGGGGTCCTTATCTTCTGCTTAGGCACGCTAGGAAGATCCTCCCGCAAGGAGGGAAGATAATCATGTTCTCGTCTTCTACAAGCTTGAGAGCTTCGCCGGGCTTGGCCGCTTATGCGGCTTCAAAGGCCGCTTTGAATTCTCTCGTGCTATCTGCTGCTGAGGAGCTTATCGAATACGGGATTCGGATCTACAATCTTTGTCCTGGGCGAGTGGCTACGCCTTTAAGGCGCAAGATAGCGCCCGAGGAGGACCAGTCCAAGATAATGCAACCTGAGCAAGTTGCGAAGGTGGTAGCCTTTATCCTGTCGGAGGCTGGGGACGCGCTGTCCATGTTCCCGGTCAGAGTACATCTAGGACCATACGTTTAGGAGGTGAGAAATGATAGTCTACAAGTGCGATGGATGCGAGAAGACCCTAGAACCGGAAGAACAAGCTTACGCAGTACACATATATCATTATGGTCATGGAAAGCTTGGTGATTTGAGCAAGATCGAAGGTGGCACTATCGTACACTTATGCTCTCATTGCTATGGAAGATGGGTACAGCTTCTGCGCGAAGAGCTAGGCATCGCGGTCGGACTAAGAAACTGGAAGACATAGGAGAGTGAAGATGCAAAAGATGAAGGAAGAAATTTTTGACGTCAGAGTGGATGACTGGGTCGAAGCAGAGCTGAAAGGCAACTACCGATGTCCTCACTGCGGACGGGTCATGATTGTTATAGCAAGTCTAGCGAGCTATGCATATTGTCCATATTGTGAGCGATACTTTGTGCCAGAGAGGCAACGGATCGATCTTCTTAAGGAGGATGGCCGATGAGGGATCTCAGAACTGCGTGGGAGCGGATGCAGGCGAGGTTTACTGCTTACGCTAAGGCGAGGGAGGAGTTTGGCAAAGAATTGGAGGCGTGTCTACAGACGGTCGCGAAGGACATAGAACTTTTACCTCACTGGGAAGAGGTATGGCACGAACCCTTGTTTTTCAAGCGCGAATCGCCGGAAGGTCGCCATCCTTTGGGAGAAACCGTCAACGCGATATTCGAGACATACATCGCGGAAGGCGGCGAAGCGCGGCTCACTGATGAAGAGAAGGGGAAGCTGGAGGAGCTTCTCGCGAAGCTCGGGTTTAGGAGAAAAGGATGATTGATCACTTGGTGTTCTATCCTCTGGAGTTCATAAGCCGTATCGTGACTAGCTGGTACCGGCGAAGGCTCAGGAATGCCGAGGCTAAATGGCTTGCTAGTCTAAACAAAAGGGTTACTATTTGGGATGGTGAAAGAAGATGAGCCAGCAAGCAGCGAAGGCAGGGCCGATTGTAGTTGTGCGAGACGATACCGAAAAAGGACCGGTGTTGCAACTGATCGCGATAGACGGGGACAGAGCAGTCAGAATCTTCAACCTTTATCAAACGCATTTGTGCAAGTCCCCGGAAGCTCTTGATCTTATCGAAAATTTTATCTCCGAAGCCCGAGGGATGGGAGCAGAACGGCAGATCCAAGTGCAAGGAGGAGAACACGATGGATGAGCAAATGTGGCCATTTGGCGAAGGGACCGAGTTTGAGGAGAACCTGGGCAAGTTCGCCCGTTTGCTTCGCTGTCTCTTTGACGCCTTGAAGGACGCAGGCTTCACCGAGTCGCAGGCATTTGAACTGATCAAAGACTTCCTGAGGAGTTCGCTGGCGGCAGCGAAGGGTGTGTGATGGCAGAGAAGAAGGAGCCAGATTTCAAGACTCTAGGAGTGCCAGGTCTTTCGATCTGGTCCGGTATCTTGCGCGAGGAGTGGCTTTCCGAGCTCCAAGGAAAGAAGGGCCGGAAGGTCTGGCGCGAGATGCGGGACAACGACTCGACTGTCGGCTCCATTCTCTTTGCCATTTCCCACATCCTCAGGGGCGCCCAGTGGTCCGTCGAACCGGGCGGAGACTCCAGGACGGATAGGGAAGCTGCTGATTTCCTTGAGCAGTGCATGTATGACATGGAGACTCCATGGACCGAATTCATTTCTGAGGTTCAGAGTTTCCTCGTCTATGGGTTCGCGGTATTTGAGATCTTGTGGAAGGTTCGGGAAGGCCCGGATGCTCCTCCGTCGGGTCGTTCCAAATACAGCGATAAACGAATAGGATGGCGAGACTTTTCTATCCGGGCGCAGGAAACGATCGACAGGTGGGACATGGATTCCTCTGGGCACCTCAGGGGACTATGGCAAGTAGCTCCGCCCGATTACAAGCAGCGGTACATCCCAGCAGATAAGTTCCTTTTGTTTAGAACTGAGGCACATAAAGGAAATCCGGAGGGCCGCAGTATACTTCGAAATTGCTACTTGTCATGGTATTTTAAGAAAAATTTGCAGATTCTGGAAGGAATAGGAGCGGAGAGGGATCTCGCGGGACTGCCGGTCCTGTATGTGCCTTATGATTACTTGACCGACCCTGACAAAGAGAAGGACAGGGCTTGGTTGCAAGACTTGGTTGAGAACATCCGCCAAGATGAGGAAGCGGGCTTGCTCTTGCCGATGGATCCGTACGCTGAAGGGGGTCCTAGGGAGCTCATGCGGTTGGAGCTTATCTCATCTGCGGGGAGCAAACAATTCGAAACTTCGGAGATCATCCAGCGATACGATCACGCCATAGCGCAAACTGTCTTGGCAGATTTCGTTTTGCTTGGCTTGGAGAGCAAGGGCTCCTACGCTTTGGCTCGGGAGAAGCGAACTGTATTCGAGACTGCGCTCATAGCTTGGCTGGACTCCATCGCGGACACAATCAACGCCAAGGCGGTTCGTCAGTTGTTTGAGTTTAACGAATTCGGCATCGACAATCCGCCCAAGCTGGTGGCCCGGCTTCCGCGCGTGCCCGATCTTGACGAGGTGACTAAGCTGATCGACGCCTTGAGTAGAGCGGGTGCTGAGCTATTCCCGGATGAGGATTTGGAGAATGCCTTAAGGGCGCAGGTGGGACTCCCGGCAAAGAAGACGGAGGCGTGAAGATGGCCCTCCGCTCCAGCCTCCTTTCCTCCTGTAAAGCGCCCCACCCGAGAGCGGAGGGCCTATTTAAAGCGAAGGGCGAGAGGGTTTCGGTCAAAAAGGCGCGTGAAGCTTTCATCGATGCCTTTGAAGAAATCCAGCGCAAGGTCAAAAGCAAGGATCTTAGGGAGGCTTTAGAGGAGGAAAAACCCGACGCCTTCATCCGGGATCTAAAGAAGGCAGGTATTGTCAACGCCGCGCTGCTCGGAGCTTGGAAGGTCTTCAACCCTCATTTCATCCACCACGCCAACCGAGAGGTCATTTACTGGGGCTGGGATCGGCGCTTGGTTCCTGGGGATTCTTGGGTCCGCGCTTGGCTAAAGAAATACGGACTCAGTCGGGTGAAGGACTTGTCTTCCGAGACGATCGAGGGCATCAAAGTCGCTCTAGATCAGGCTTTGGAGCGAGTCGAGAATCCGCTCGTGGCGGCCCGGCGCATCAGGTCGATGATCGGGCCTAATGCGCGTCAGATGCGAGCCATCGAACGGTACTACTCCAAGCTTCTGGATCAAGGAGTCATGCAGAAGAGGGCGAGGGAATTGACGCAGAGGCTGGCGAACAGGTACATCCGGGAGAGGGCCGAGACGATAGCTAGAACGGAGCTGATTGCAGCGGAGAACCACGGGCGGCTGGAGTCTTGGAATCGGGCGGTAAGAGCAAAGCTGATCGGAAAGGAGTCTGAGAAGGAGTGGGTAACGGCGTTCGATGAAAGAACATGTATTCGATGTAGTCAATTAGATGGAGTACGAGTCAAGTTAGATGAAACCTTCCCAGGTGGAGTGATTTCTCCGCCATTGCACCCCTTATGTAGATGTTCTATCAATCTGATCCCTGCTCCTGTGCGGTGAGGGGCTTGACAATTGAGATGATGCGTCGTATAATATAACTGCCGAAACGGAAAGGAGGCGTCATGAAGAGGTTGCTTGGTATTGCGTGTGCGGTGCTGGCCTTAGGCGCTATTTGCTTAGGCTCCAGCCTGGATCTGTATCTCCTCCGGATGGCCGGCTGTCTCCAAGAGTTTTCCACCGTAGGGAAGCAAGTTTCTCAAGGCGAGCTCGGCTTCCGCGAAGCCGCCGAGCGCTTGAGGGAGATTTCGCAGGAGGCGGACCTGGTGTTCTACAACGCCGCCATGGCGGTCCAAGTGAGCGGGACCGATTTCCAGAAACTTTACATCATCGCGGCGTCATCGTTATCTCTCAGGCTGGGTTACGAAGGATTTGTCAAAATGAACGAGGAGAAACTCGAGGCCGCGAGTAAGCTGATGGAATTTGTGCTTGAGCTGACCGAGGAGCTTGAGCGTAAGCCTTTGGGTTGAATGGGATTCCGGTGTATAATCAGCGAGCGTTCTGGCCCCGGGCGGCGTGGTGGGAACACGCTGATCCAGCTACAGGGCACGGGTTTACCGCTGAGGGTGGAATAAGCTCGGCTGGGGAGTGAAGCCCACTGTCACTTGCGGTTAGCCCGATTAAACAGGCCCGAAGCCGGTTCAAATCCGGCCCCGGGGGCCGAAGACTCACCTGCCATTGCAGGAGGAGCAGCAAGCGCGAGAAGCACCAGCGCTGGTCCGATGGTACCGGCCCAGCCGGGTGAAAGACCCCGGCTGAGCCGCGAGGGATGCGGTGCGCCGGAAAGCGTCCTAGGGCTGTGTGAAAGCACGGCAGCCTGCAAAATCGCGTAGGTGGGGACCCTAGGCCGGGACGCATCCATAAAGTGCTGAGGAGGCTGTTGTGACGAAGGAAGAGCGTGAATGGGCCGAGAGGTTTGAACAACTTCGTGAAGAGTTCTGGGAGCGTTATCGCCAAGCAAGGCAGAATGGGCATCCCACGCCTTTCAGTTGGGCGGCCGGTCTGGACCTTGAACATTGGGAGGAGTGTCGAGCACTCCCTGAAAAGGCGCAGTTGGAGAGGTGGCTAGTGTGGGTCTACGCCCTGGGGCTTTGCTTGGACAAGACTATCCCGCTATCATTCGGGACCAGTGCACAGCGCATTGAGGAGGCCATCGCTCGGTTCTTGGATAAGTTTGATCCGAAAGGTTGTCCTTGGCGAGCGGATGCTCTATGATTGGCCGATGTGCTTCCCACCCGACTTGCCGGAGACGGCCCGGGGTTATCTTGAGTCGGTGTCGGAACGCGAAGGCTTTCGGAGCTGGGTTCTAAAAAAACTTGCCTTCACCACCTTCATGACTTAGCCTTTCCCCGATGGCTAGGATACCGGAGAAGGTCCGCGGACTGTACCTGGTAGCGCCGCACGGCACGCTGCTGGCCACGGGCGAGAAGCGAGCCGTGGTCAAGGCGCGCAAGTTCAAAATGGCGGGCGAGTGGCTCGCCATCCTGGAAGATCAGAGGCTGCTCGGGGTGGCGAGATTCAAGGCTCCCAAGGCTCTTTCGCTCGAGGAATTCCGGAAGACTTACGATCTTCATAGAGTCTCGCAAGAGGAGAGAGTCGTCTGGTGGCCCGGGAAGAGGAAGCTCTGGCTTTATCTGGTTGACGAGATTTACGCTTATCCCAGCCCGATCGAGTACGACGTGCCGCCGGGGACCCAGACTTTCCTCAAGGAGGTTGTCCTTCCTAGTCGCGACAAACTTGTGAAAGTCGAGCCGATTGAGAAGCTTGAGCTGAGGCGGTTCAGAGCCGAGGGCGTGGACTACGACCTGGAGCATCCCAAGGCCAGGCGCGCGGAGTTGCAGGCTGATTTACGTTACCTCAGTGTGGGTTACGACCGCCTCAAGAGGGGTCTCAAATGGGGCGACTGGACCTTAGAGGACGTTCTCCGATACTTTGGCGCGATCGTGGACACGTTGAGGGCGAAGGTCAATCCGGCGTACTTTCCCGAGCCTCCGGCCGGCGATCCCAAGTGGAAGACGAACTGGTGGAGGTGCTACAAGGAAGCCAAGGAGAAGGGCTACCTCAAGACCGAACCCCAGGAGAAAGCCAGGCAAGCCGCCCTGGGCCTTGTCTACCGCAATGGCGAGATCCTCTTGATCAAGCGCAAGAACGAGCCCCGCGTTTGGAGCCCGCCTGGAGGTTTCCTCTCGGGCCGCGATCCTGTGACCGCGGCTCTGGAGGAAGTCCAGGAGGAGACTGGCGTGCTAGCCGATCCCGTGATGGAGGAGCCTTGGCGGGAGATCACCGTCGAAGGAGTCCGCTTGTACCTGGTTCCGATGCGCTGGATCAAGGGCAAGGGCGAGCCGTTGGCGGAAGCTGAGGAAGTTGGCTGGTTCAAGCTCGATGAACTCCCGGAGCCGATCTCGCCTTCGCCCGATATCCTTCGCGCTGGCCAGGCCATTGCCAAAGACGGGCTGGGCGAGGCCAAGCTAAGAGAGATGTTTGAAAAGCTGCCTGATGCTTTTGTAGTTGTACCTGATTGGGCTTCTTTAACCGGGTCCGCCATTTACGGAAAGAACCGCAAGCCGCATGACATTGACATTGTCCTTCGGCTGGATGCTCCGTCCGGTTCGCTCCTCAAGCTGGAACGAGCCTTGAAAGAAGCGATAGGCGAGGGTCTGCCCGTGCAATTCTCCCTCGAGCCCCAGGGACCGACCTGGGCCTACCTGCCCCTTTATACTCTAGTTGCGGTTAAGAATCCGGAGTTTGAGGTCCGGTCATTGCCGGAGCCCGGGTTCGCTGAGCGGTTCTACAAGGCGGCCGTGCAGGAGGACATCTCCAAAATCAAGCCGCTGGAGCCGGTGGCTCACTACAAAACCGCTGGAGAGTTCTATGGAGGTGAAGAAGCGGAACTTTGGGAGAAATGGGCCAGGCGGGCTGTCGAGCGTGGCGAAAAGATCTGTGTGCAGCCCAAAGCTGATGGATTCCGAGTTCACATCCATAAGAAGGGGTCGGAGTTCGCAGTGTTCACCGAAAAGGGTCTTGAACGCTCGGCTGCCTTTCCTGACTTCCCCAAGTTAATTGAGAAACTCCCTTGCCGCGAATGCATCCTTGACGTGGAGGCGATGGCCTACAAAGATCCGGAATGGAGACGGCCCCAGAACCGGTGGGAGATGGCCTGGATCGGGTCCGCGAAGGAGCCGCACGATGAACCGGTCACGTTCTGGGCGCACGACATCCTGTGGCTCGACGGGAAGAACGTTTGCGGCCTTCCTTACCTCGAGCGACTGAAACTCCTGCGCAAGTTGATCGGTGACGGCATAGTAGCCGGCAAGCTCAAGCTCGCGGTCATGCCCACTAAAGTGGCGACCGGGAAGCAGGGTCTTATGGCGGCGCTCAAGTGGGCCGATTCGCAGCGGCAATGCAACTCCGAAGGAGCGATGCTCAAGTTCTTGTCTTTCAAGTACGACACTGGAGTTTTGGGCGGAGTTGTGAAGTACAAAACGGTTCCGGAGCTCGACACGTTGGCCATCGGTTGGAGGAAGGTCCCGGCGGGCAAGCCTCCGCATGTCCACTGGACCAGAGAACAGGCTTTCAAAG